GCCAATGGTTGTAACGTCGATTTCTTCACGAGTGATCTCAAAAGACCATTCGCGTACATCACCCACAGCGGCATAAGCTGCGTAGTCAACCTGGAAGGCGTTAGGCGTAACAGCGGTGCCGTCGTCAGTGATGGCAACAGCAGAACCACCAGCGGTAGCCGAAACCTTCAGTACACCAGTTGCAGCGGTGTAGGTAATGACGTAATAAGTGGTCGCTGCCGTGATGCCAGCAGGCAGAGTGCCAGTGCCAGTGCCCCCAGTTTCGGTGTTGACGACACTAAAGACCACAGGATCGCCAACCTTGAAGTTTAGGTAGGTAGCAACTGTGATTTCATCATCAGCAACATCAACGGCGGTTTCGCCAAAGGTTGCCTTGGTGCCAGCAGGCTTGTAGTAGAGGGCGCCGGACGTACCGGACAGAACAGTAGCCATGTTGTGAACGGTAAGTGGCTGATCAGATTCTAGCTTTGCTCATAAGCCTCAAAAGTTATGGTCACTTGAGTTTGGTAAAACCCTTCCGGCGCAGGGGGTTCGATGGAACGCGGTCCATTTGCGGCGTCAAATTTTATATTTTGCAGCTGTAAACGTGAGAACAGATCAATGCAACGCTGGGCGATGGTCAAGTTTGCGCCAGGGCCTGCACCACGCGAGGAGAAGATATTGAAAACAAGCGTGCCGTTGCGACGATCAAAGCCATCGCCAGTTCCACGGGTTGCAGTGGTCAAGATGGTCAGATAAGCAGAGTCTCCCCACAGGATGCTTGTCTGAATCCAGCTGGCGTTATTGGGCGGGGTAAACGGAACGTTTTGGTAAGCGACTTGCAATGCCGGTGAGGCGGCAAACTCAGTTGCGATGCGTTCCTCTATGGCAGCACGAAGGGTATTAAGACTCATGACTGATTACCAATACGAGCGGCTTCAGCATCAACATAAGTCTGCACATCTTTTGCCGTTGCATCAATCCAGCCAGCAGGTGCCTGCTGAGACCAACCATTAGCCAAGCGTTCGGCATAGGGCAAGTTATTGCTGACAGAGCCGCTAAATTCCTGCTGCGTGATTTGCCAATTGGACCTAAAACGCCCTGTATCAACTGGACTGGCAAGTTTCAGTCGTCGATCAGCATCAAGGATTGCAAGACGTACAAGTTTTTTTAGCTGGCTGCTTGCGTAATCACCAATCTCGTCAATGCTGATTTGCTTGGCCATGTCACTCCCTCAGGAAGACCTCAAAGACAATAGCCGTATTATCTTGCTCAATCTTTGTTACCTGAATAATTTGCATGATGCGGCTTGCGATAGTCACCTGATCTGACACCGCAGGCTCAAAGCTCAGATCAGCAGCAGCTACGGTCAGTTTTTTGTCCGTGCCTTTGACCAGATCATTGACCTCTCGTTCGTTCACATCCTCCAGCACGCCACGGACGGTTGTCGAAGCAGCAGTTGGCGTAGCAACCCCCGTGGAAGTGTTATACGCTCCAGTCGTGATTCTGCGGAACGTTACTTCGCCGCCGAACTTTAACATCAGCTTGCTGGCAACTTTCCGTAGCGATGTTGCTAGCGCCATTTATCAGGCCACCTGTACTGCAGTCAGGATAATGCCGGGAATAGACGGATGTGCCGGTCCTGATGGCGATGATGGTAAGGATTGAATGCTTGCGGCAACGTTAGTTGTAGACCAGATCAATTCCAAGTAATCATTGGCAGCAAGTTTTAGGACGTAATTTACGCAGCCAATAACGTGACCATCAACGCCGCCGTGACTTGAAATAATGCTGAACTTGCTATCACTGGCCGGCACGTCGCCAGCACTGCCTTCATTGTTCTTACGCAGCCAGATATTGATGTCGTGAATTGATGTGCTGGTATTTACGAACTGGACAGAGTAAGTGACGCTGTAAACGCCTGCTCTGGAAAAGGTAACACGTGAGCCAGAGACAATGCTTATGCCACGGCTATCTGGATCAGTTGAATTGATCCCAACCGAATAGGCAGTATTGGCAGCCGCTGCAATCTGCTGAGTCGTGTCATAAAACGATCCCCACAACATCTGGTTGCGGACCGTATCAAGCTTGCTAGTAAAAGGGTTGAGCTTAAACGCCATTGCTCAACTCCTAGTGACGGTCATCAAATTGTTGTTGCCGTCATAGGTCATGGTCAACGTGGCGACGACCCTGCCACTTGCGCCGCCACGTTTGTACGTTGCAGTCAACAGGTTGTTAGCGCCGTCGTAAGTATTGACGATGTAGTCATGCGTTGGGATCTCAAGCCCATCGCGTGACGTAGCGTCACCACCACCAAGGAGAACGTAAGCCATCAGAGCCTGTAAGCAACGACGGTGCCGCTGGTCAGTGTGATGCTGGTAAAGACGCCTTCGATCTCAGTGCTTGCTTTAAAGGGGATTGCGCTAAGCGTGTTACCAGTCCAGTCCTGAGCGGTCAGGCTAGCGATCACAGAGTCCTCAAGGGCAACAATCTTGCCGAAGCGTCCGGCATGTGCTGCGGTGTCGTCGATGAACTCAGCACCGGGGTACATGTAGCCCATTGATCAGCTCCGGCGGATAGCAAAGTTGCCTGGTCCACTAATTCTAAGCCCGGTCAAATACCGCTCGTACAAAGGCGGGACGCGATCAGCACCAGTTGCAGATGCACTGGCACCAGCAGTTGTAACGCTAAGGCTGCCGATACTGACGGACTTGTAATCCTCTAGTCCGCTCAACGCCATCCCATCCTTGTTGTTGTTCAGATAAACAGCAAGGACGCACTCGGCAAATTCGATGCGGTCAGGGATCTCAGTGTCGGTGTAGTAGTCGGTTGTAATACGAAAGGGGAAGCCTACTGCGTAGGTGTTGATGTAAGTGTCAGGTTTTCGCACACCAGTACGCGGCCACTGCAAGGCTTGCGTATCAGTGGCACGAGCACCAAGGAATCGCTCACGATCAATGCGTTGCGTTGCGGTGAACAGCGCACGGTTCTTCTGGTCAGTGGTAGCAGATGCCCAGGCGACTACATCGTCATCCTGAACGAAGCCTTCAATAATCAGCTCCGCTGCTGCCAGTGTCAGGTAGCTGTTGGCGTTTGCGCCCCCTACCGTTGCGTCGATTGTGATTGCCATCGGTAGGTTCCGTGGTCAGTTCAAGTGTAGGTGCAGGCTCCGCAATAGGAAAAGAGGCTGCCTCCTTAGAAGCAGCCTCACGTTCCTGGCGTCGCCTAAAGGCGAACAACCCCATCTATCAGCCGCCCTTACGGAAAACGGTGAAAGCGGGGGTGCCCACTGCAGTGCAGACGAACACATAGGTTGCGCTGGAAGCAGCAGCCACAGTTGCCATAGCAGCCACGCCACCCAGGGTGATACCCGAAGCAGCAGCGGTCAGCGTGATGGCATGAGTGGAAGCAGCCACGTTCACGACGGTCAGCTCAAAAGCTGTGCCGATTTCCAGCGGACCACCGATGTAGGACTTCAGATCAGCGCCGGTAGGAGTGGTGAGCGCACGACCCGTAGAAGGGGTCATGGTCACAACACCGTTGACGCATTCAGCAGCAGTCAGGGTGGTGGCTTCGTTGGAAGCAGCCTTGAGGGGATGCTTCCCGATTGCGACTTCCTGAACCGAAAGGTCAGAAGTCAGCTCGAAGATAGAGGAAGGCATGGTCAGTTACCTCAATCGAAGTTAGAGGTGTTGGTCGAGCGAACGATTCCAAGGTTCTTGGTTTCGTACACTTTCGACCAGTTGCCCACGGTCTCCAGCTGAGCACGAGTCGGGTTCACTGTGGTGACGCCCCACTTAGCACCAACAGGGTGGTACACGTAGTGCAGGTCAATCGACATGGCATCGCTCTTGGCGAGGATGTCACGGTCGGTTTCTGTGTTCATCGCCATCTGTTCACCGCTGGCGACAGCGCCTTGGGTGAAGAAATAGGTGGCGTACTCAGTGCTAGAACCGCTGCCGTCAGTTTGCACATCGTCAGAGACGATGACGCGCAGACCGCAATAGGTAGGAACTTCAATGCTGCCGCCGTAAGCAGCAACAAGCGAACCACCAGATTGAGTGGTAGAAGTGCCACGAGCCTCAGCAGTCGACACATAGTCGATAGCCTTGCGCTCAACTAGGTCGTAATAGACCTTGGAGTGCATAGCGATAGCGGTCAGCTTGTCGCCTTGGTCACCCAGCAGAGACTTGGCTTCTGCCACATGACGCGGGGACAGCGTGGTCGGGGTATCACCCGATTCGCCGTCGATGGTCAGGGGGAAGAAAGCAGCCGAGCTAGAAGTGGAGCCAAGGCTGCCGAACACGCCAGCAAGGCTGGACAGCAGATCCTTTTGACGCTGGTTAGCGATGTAATCAGCGATCTTGGCGCCGATGGCAGCCATGGGATCGGAGCCAGCAGCAAGAGCTGCAAGGTCACGAGCCTCAAAGGCGCGACCACGGTGCAGGATCACGCCGACTTGCTTGTCAGCAGTGATTTTGCCGGGGGTCAGGGAGGAGCTGTCGGTCAGCACCTCAAAGTCACCGGAAAGGTTGGCTTTCCAGAAAGGA